GTAAAATTGAATTACTGATGGCACGGCAGGATGCAGACATGGCACATGTGATTTATCAAGTCCAGTACCAACAAGCATTGAAGAAGCAGGTGCAAGCAATCTTGGAAACCTTGCAGAATAACGAGTTCGAAACAGTGTCCGAATATCTTACAAAATCTTATGAAGATGGTTTCATCGGAACCATGTATGAACTTCAGGGGAGTGGGATTCCACTGGTGTTTCCACTGGACCAGGAACAGGTTGTGGCAGCAATCCAACATGAAACGAAACTGTCTGAACCGTTATACACTGCACTTGGAAAAGATATCACTGACCTTCGGAAGAAGATTTCCGGGGAAATCAGCCGGGGCATATCCACTGGCATGATGTCGGCAGAGATTGCCCGGAATATATCATCCTGGGCAAGAATACCGATGAACAATGCAATGAGGATTGCCCGGACTGAATCAAACCGCATTCAGAACAAAGCGATTGCAGATGCACAGTTCAAAGCAAAGGACAAGGGTGCCGATATCGTAAAGATTTGGAGTGCTGCACTGGATAGCCGGACAAGAAGCAGTCACAGGAAGCTGGATGGACAGATTCGGGAACTGGAAGAACCGTTTGAAGTAGATGGTCGGAAGGTTATGCATCCAGGTGGCTTCGGCAGACCGGAAGAAGATTGCAATTGCAGATGCAGATGCAATTCAAAAGCCCGGTGGTTGTTAGATAAGTCATACACAAAATGGTCACCGGATGCACCGATTGTCATTGACGATGATGGAACCACACAGTTCACTATCATCGAAGCCAAGAATTATGAGGATTTTAAAAAGCAATATAATAAAGCCATTGAAGCAGAACACACGGAAGCGGAAAGAATAACAAAAAGCATGAAATATGCCGTGGAAAGTAAAATGCTTGATAGCCGTGAATATGTTGAAAAATTCAATAGTATGGCTGAAAATGCAGAGGAAAGGAGGGAATACCATCAAGCAGCAAAAGAAATCCTGAAGCATAGATCAGGACAGAACGGTGAAGATTTATATTTGTATAATAAAAAAACAAAGACCTGGTACAAATCCACAACAGGCAAAGAAGCAGGTAAACCGGAATACACGCAAGAAATATTGGATGGTATCGCAAAAGCAAAACCGGGAGAATTGATATCTTTCCACAATCATCCTGCCGGGATGCCACCAAGTGCAAGTGATATAAATTCTGCATTGGAAAGAGGATATGCAAAAGGATATGCATTATGCCACGATGGAAAAATATACGAATATACGGCATCGGAAAAATATATTGATATGTCAATATATGAAATGCGTATTGCAAAATTTGAAAATTCAGGATATAATGACTTCGAAGCGCAGATTGAAACACTGAAGTATTTGTCACAATACTATGGTTTCACATTTAGTGAGGTAAAATGATATGTATCAGGAAGATGATAACTTAAACAGAGAAAGAATCAATGCTTACAAGAAGATGTCTGACGAAGAACTTGATAAACTTCTTGAAGAAAAAGAGAAAGAATTGAAGAAAGAAAGCGAATAGAAAGCATCTTGCAGATTGAATGCAGGGTGCTTTTTTCATGCCCGAAGGAGGTAAAAATGAAAATTGAATTTATAAGTAAGACGGAGTTTTCAAAGAAACTTCTGATTGTGGACTATCTGATTTTGATAGTCCTTTTATTATGCGCATTTTTCACTGACAAGGATTTTTCCACAATCATTGTTGCATGGATAGCGCAGACAGGGATATCTTCCGCTGCATACTACTGGAAAGCTAAATGTGAGAACCGGACAAAGGTGCCGTTCAAGGTCATGGAAAGCCTTCCGGAAGATATGCGTGAAAAGATAGATTTAACACAAATAATCACAACAATCATTCAGCATGAATGAGAAAGGAGCAAACCATGAAGGAAAAACTGACATCAAGAAAGTTGTGGGTGGCAATCATCGGCATTGTCACTGGTATTGGCTTAATTGTTACCGGAGATACACCGGAAGGAGCAACCACACTGATTGCATCCATCCTGGGCTATCTGCTTGCTGAAGGCATCATTGATGCAAAGGCAGTGGATAGTGTGCTGGATATCGTGGATGAAGTCGGAAACAGGCTGGAAGAATTAGAGGAACCGGAAGGTGAAGTGTAATGGAAAAAGCAAGCACACTGACTAAACAGGCAAAGGCATGGTTGGGAATCCAGGAGGGAAGCAAGGAACACCAGGAACTGATTGACCTTTACAATTCCTTTCTACCGAATCCCAGGGGGTACAAGGTGACCATCAAGGATTCCTGGTGTGCAATGTTTGCATCCTGCCTTGCTATAAAGTGTAAGGCAACGGACATCATCCCGGTGGAATGTAGCTGTCAGAAGTTCATTGAACTGGCGAAAAAGGCTGGCATTTGGGTGGAGAATGAGAACATCACACCGGAGGAAGGATATTTCATCCTTTACGATTGGCAGGATTCCGGCAGTGGTGACAACAAAGGCTGGGCAGACCACATCGGATATGTGGAAAAGGTTGCTGGCGGTGTTATTACTGTTATTGAAGGCAATTACAACGATTCTGTTAAGCGCAGAACAATCAATGTGAATGCAAAATATATCCGTGGTTATGTTACGCCAAAATATGAGGGTGAATCTACGTTGAAGATAGATCAGGCAAAGTCCTTTGAAAGAGGTTATGCCAGGGAATACATCACAACATCTGATTTGAACCTTCGAACAGGTGCCGGAACTACAAATGATGTTGTCACAGTGATTTCAAAGGGTAAAAAGGTCCGTTGCTTTGGATATTACACTGTATACGGCAGCACACGGTGGCTGCTGGTTCAGTATGGCAAATATACTGGATTTTGTTCAAAGAAATATTTGAAATAAGGCATCCGAGAGGGTGTTTTTTTATTGCCCTGGGTACGGCTTAAACTGCCCACAATTTGACCTGTCATAAGTCATTAAAACTGGGCTTTGCCTTCCGGATGGCACCGGATAAAACAGCAGGCGAAAGAAAGGGATATGATATGGAATTTTTAAAAGAGTTATTAGGCGAAGAACTTTTCGCACAGATTGAAGCGAAGATCAATGAACACAACGGAAACGAAGCCAACAAGGACAAACAAATTAAAATCGGGAACCTTGGTTCCGGTGAGTATGTCGGCAAAGGCAAATATGAAGCCTTGGAAACAGCACTGAAAGGCAAGGAAACCGAACTGACAAGTGCAAATGACCTGATTGCTGAACTGAAGAAGGGAACCAAAGGCAATGAAGAATTGCAGGGTAAAATCACCGGGTATGAAACCCAGGTGGCAGACCTTCAGAAGCAGTTGCATGATTCAGAAGTGCGTTATGCCTTTGAAGTCCTTTTGATGGATTCCGGTGTCAAGGACAAGGAAGCAAGGGAGTTCCTGATGTTCAAGTACGAAAAGAAGCTGAAGGAAGAAGGCAAGACCTTGGAACTTGATGATAATAAACGCATCAAGGGTGGCGAAGATATTGTTTCGAGCCTGAAAACAACAAATCCGACTTCGTTTGAATCCAGCAACAACAACTGGAAGCCGGGTGACAACAGACTTCCGGGCAATGACCACGGTCCAATGTCTGTGACGAAGGAACAGTTCTTGCAAATGGGCTACAATGACAGATTGAAGCTGAAGCAGGAAAATGAGCAGTTGTATAAGCAGTTAGCAAAAAATTAAAGAAAAGAGGTAAAAAGATATGGCTAGAACAGGAAATTTTGGCGGTTTTGTATTTGACGAAGAAGTTTTTGCGGATATGATGCAGGAGCAGGATTTTTGGAGAAATGAAATCGCAGCATCCGGCATTGTTCATCAGGATGCAACTATCATGGACCTGATTGGTCCCAAGGGTAACGTGGCAACCATTCCAATTTATAAGCCACTGAATGTGCATGATTCCAATATGGCTGCATTAAACAATGACGGTGAAACCGACAACGTACCAGTGGAGATTTCCGGTGACAAGCAGACTTGTATGCTTATTCAGAGAATGAAGGCATTCAAGGCAAAGGATTTCACAAAGGAACTGACTGGTGCTGATCCATTAGGACTTATCAAGAACAAGATTGCAAATTATTATACACAGGTTTGGGAAGTGGAGTTGATGAACATTGCGAATGCCATCCTTGGTGTTGCTGCATTATCTGACCATGTGACCGATTTATCCATCACTTCCGGTACAGTTGCGGATGCAAACCTGATTGATGAAACCACAATGATTGATGCAGAACAGGCAGCACTTGGTGATATGGCTGGCGGTCTTGGTCTTGCAATTATGCATTCCAAGATTTTTGCACGTTATAAGAAGTTAGGTCTTGTTGAGTATGGCAAGTACACTATCGGAAATGTGCTTAGACAGGACATTGAACTTCCGACAATCAACGGCAAGATTCCGTTGGTAACAGACTATTACACAGTAGACACAACCGTTTCCGGCTTCCCGGTGTTCAAGACTTATTTATTCGGTGAAGGTGCTTTTCTTTCTGCTGAAAAGAAGAACTATGAGAAGCAGTACACAACAAATTATGATCCGGAAACTTCTGCTGGTATTGATAAGTTCTATACTAAGCAGGGCAAGGTGCTTCATCCGAATGGTCTTTCCCTTGCAGTTGACAACATTGCAAAGGAATCCCCAACACAGGCTGAACTTGGTGCTTCCGCTAATTGGGCATTAAAGTTCAATCCTAAGAATGTTAAGATGGGCATCATCAAGTCCAACGGCTAAAAGAAAGGAGTGCTGAACCATGAACAAATTTGTGATTGTTAATGGTCTGCCTTATTTATATGCTGATGGGAAAACGTATGCAGTGAGATGGGATGAAAAAGGATTCACAGTGGGCGCAGAGGTCGAATTGACTTCTGTGCCTTCTGTAACTTATTCGGAAATATCCATCAAAGCAAAGTGTGCAGGACACCTTGACAGCATAGGTGAAGCAGAAATCACACCGGATGAACCGGAAGGAAGTGCAGATGATGAATCTGTCACACCGGATGAACCGGAAGGAAGTGCAGATGATGAATCTGTCACACC